CGTATAATTGTGGTATAAAATTTAATAAGGAGGACATTATGTGCAATAACAAAGTAAGTGAGTGGGTTCCAAAAGGTTACGATTACAAAGAGTACGTTTCCAACTGTAGTTCTACAGGCTCTAGAGGGCAACTACTATTGTGTGACGCTTGTGAGAACCAAAGAGAAACTAGGGAAGCTAATAGCGAGGCAGACAATGCATGGCTAAGGTCTGCGGGTTGGGGAGAAATGTAATGCACTATGATTTACAGCAGGATGCCTGTACAGGTAACTGGTGGGTAATTAAACAGGATGCTGAAGGATTTAGACAAATTATGTACACTTTGTCACATACTCTAAGCTATACGGAAGCTAAAGAACATTTTGAAATGTTAGTACAAATGGAGAAGCATAATGATACTTGAGTTCCCTACAAAAGACAAAACTAAGTCTCTTGAAGTAGAATTAGTTAATAAAATGGAAGAGTTAGACACAATCTATGATAAGCTAGAAATGGCCCATACATTACTCACTACCCTAGAACAAGTTGCTAATGAAGCAGAACAAGAGTTTGACACACGTTTAACCGAGTATGCAAATATAGTAGGGCCAGGAACCTTAGAAGCTGATATGCTACTATACAGTAGAAATGCTGTAGCAGTACATAATGAAGGTAATTGGCATTTAGAGTGGAGAGCCGCAAAAGAAGACGAAGAACTATGAACTATACAGAAAAACAGACAGAGATGATGGTAGAACACTACTCAGCGAACCCTAATCTCGAAACAGTAGAAATGTTAGCTGAAAAATTAAGTAAGAGTCCGAAATCAATAATCGGTAAACTAAGCAGAGAAGGAGTATATCAACGTGCAATCTATAAAAACAAAGTTGGAGAACTACCTCTTACAAAAGTGGAGATCGTTAATACTATCGCTGACAATCTGGGAATTGAAGTTGAGGATCTGGCTGGACTTGAAAAGAGTCCAAAGGAAGCTCTCAAGAACCTTGAAGTCGCTACGGGTGCAACGCAAACCAAGTAAAGATTAAACAAGTAAAGATTAAACAATAACCCCGCAAGGGGTTTTTTAATACCTAATAAAAACTAAAGAATGCTAAGATAAGAAGGTAAATCTAGAAAGACAACGCCTTCTACAGAACAAGCAGAAAGAATCTTCACAAATTATGGTAAATAAATAAGTCTTTTTACGACCGATCGCGAATAGCACGAAATTGGGCTCTCTTACGTATGTATATAAAAAACGAGGATTTAGCAAGAATATTTAAAGGTCATTGCGACCTTATTGCTTTGTAGTAAATTATCGCAGTCCTTGATAATAGATCAGAGACTTTGATATTTAATGTGGAATCATTGTGGGGTTTATGCTAGTTTGAGACAACAACGTAATAATATTATGGTGTTGAGATATGCTCTCTCCTTTAATTCCGAGAGCAACTCAATAGCATAAATATCACTATGTCCCTCACTAGCAGTAAGTTTTGAAGAATTGTAATTGATCTTAGTTCTCATCAATTTGAGTATTATTTTATCACACTTTTTCAAATTTGTAAAGGTCTCTTTTTTGCCCAAGTGGATGGACTTTACTTTGTTCAGAAGTGTAGAGAATGGAGCTGTCTTTCATAATTTATTTTTCTCAGCCCCATTAGAGAACTTCATCAGATCAATTGCAAGTAACCCTGCTTGTTTCTTCGATAGCTCAACGAAATTAAACGCTCTTCCATCCTCAACCCAACGATTATCTATCTGACGAGCTTGACCACATACATTTGCTTGTTGTGCAACCTGAATACACATCCCTCTAGCACCTCCTTGAAAGACATTGAGGTCTAGATCATTACTTATTTTTCTCATCGTCTCATCCTAGCAATGTCAATTATATCCTCTTTGTTGAGAATTGGTACAGCATTGCTCTTGTGTAGGCAACTAATACCCTTTACGAGAGTACCTGTATACTTATTATACTTTGGGCCAACTGGAGTACCTCGCTGCTCTTGATCTACAGACTTGTACTGACTCGTATCACCTCTCATCTGCCTCGCTACCTTCTGTACTATAGGCTTGAATTCCTGTGAAGGGTGCTTCTTATACCGAGTACTAAAACTTAGCTTATTACCCTTAAAGTCAAACATAGGGCGTTAAGTCAGGTTGTGAGTAGTTCTCTCCTTTCATAACCTTACCGTCGTCGCGGTAGATAGGACGACCGTCTGGGCCTAGCTTGGTCATATTACTTCGATGAACTTCGAAGAAGCACTCATCGAGATCAATACCAAAGGCGTGACCTGCCCCATAGACCACATATAAAATATCCGTGAGTGCATCTGCAATCTCCAGCATACTTCCTTTATCAATACCATCCTTTAACTCCTGTACTTCTTCGTTAATTAAGTCCAACCTTAGCTCTGCTAAGTTAAAATCTGGTAGCGTAGGAATCTCTAGAACTTCCTGACCGAAAGCCTCCATAAAATCACCCACACTTTCAAAATTACTTACATACATCTTTCTTATCTCCTTTGACAAATACCTTGAGGGTGCGTCCTTCATCCTGTACAGATAACTCTACGGTCACATTGGTTGCTACATATGCTCGTCCTGTAGAGTCGATAACTTCTACTCTTGTAACATCCTTCATCTTTAATTAGCCTCTTCTTTATACTTCTCGACTAACATCGGGTGGGGAACAATATAAATCTCGTATCCATAATCCCACAACTTTGATGCTACTCCTAGTAAAATAAACCAAAAGGCTACAGTTAGTAAAATCTCCTTCACGAGTCGTACCTTTCTAGCCACAGGACTTCTACCTTTTCATACATTGATTGTACATGGGAGGTTAATCGCTCAACATCTGTATCTTTTTTACCCTCACACATCCAGAACTCAACTAGCTTTGCAAGCCTTGCTATCTCTTTGTCTTTGAGCTTAAGGTGCGCCTCCTGAGTCTCAATAGTGTTGCGGAGGATCTTTTCGATCAGTTCATTATTTCTCATTTTATGCCTCGTAAAAATCACTTTTTAGCTGCCCTAACAAAACCTGGTCTTGCCTAGCAACTTCCGCCTGCACTTCGGCAGGAGTGTATTCTGTTATATTCTTAAGTATTTCTAGGTACTCTTCTTCACATACTGCATACCACCGAGCTTGAGATACCTGTGCTTCAAGAGGAAAGTACTTATCTTCTTCTGCAAAGAAATCTCGAATACGGCTAGCATTCGGCTCGGAGATAGTCATATGTCCTCGGAATATTTTGTCCCAATTGTCTGCAAACTTGTGTTGATCTACCTTGCGGGGTCGGTCTCCTTTACCCGTCATTACGACTCTCCTTAAATCGAACTGCTATCTCGAATACAATCGTAGGTATAATAAAGAACTGTGTAATATGCCCAATAACATACGCTTGGTCTTTACCGATGAATGTCATCTGCTTTAGACTAGGAAACAATACTCTAAGATTTTCAACATCCATATTTGTATAAGAATGCCCTAGTTGTTCAATCGTCCACCAAAGTCTTACGCCAGCTTCACCAGGCCCATCAGTAACGATGTAGCTCTTTTTTGCAATCTTTAACCTGTCTTTGTAATCACTCATTATTATTGTCCTTGTTGGATTGGCCTATGCACCTGTGAGTATCCCTCATAACGTCATGCATAGCTGCGTTATGTCCTCTAATTGCACGAAACCGTCATTGAAATTGGCTCGTGCCTGATATACTTTCGTAGAAAACGATACCTGTACTGACTGCACAGAGTACCATAATTGTAAGAACAATTACCATAAATATTCGGTAGCCTATAGACTCTTTCATTTTCTCTTTGCCCGTAAGTCTTTTACTGCTGCTTTGATAGCATCTTCAGCCAATACAGAACAGTGAATCTTGACCGGAGGCAACAATAGCTCTTCGGCGATTTCTGTATTGCGAATCTGCTCCGCTTCATCAAGTTTTAAACCTTTCACCCACTCTGTGAGCAGAGAGCTTGAAGCGATAGCTGAGCCGCAACCGTAGGTCTTGAACTTAGCATCCTCTATTATACCTTCAGCATTAACTCTAATCTGCAGACGCATAACGTCTCCACAGGCGGGAGCACCTACCATACCAGTACCTACGTTTTCATCAGCTTCATCTAACTTGCCGACATTACGAGGGTTTTCATAGTGGTCTAATACTTTGTCACTGTATGCCATAATCGTGTCCTAAACAGTAGTCCTAATGCAAAATATTCGATAACCTATAGACTCTTTCACGACCGTAAGCAAACAGAGTCAATTTTTTCACTCATGTCCTGAACTTTAACTTGCGCTAACATACAATCTATTTCTGTATCGAACTCAACTTTCTCTAGTGAGGAGACGCCATTGCCTCCAGTTAATAGTATTATTAGTATCCACGTATTCATTTATCTTCCTCTAGTTTTATAATTTCTAAGAAGCTATTATACTAAAGTATAGGTATATTGTCAAGAACTTTTTAAAGGTAGGGTGTCAAGGAGGGGTTTTAAAACAAGCAAATATTAGATTCATTCATGCTAAACACTAAGGAAGTGTCATTAAATTGCTCATTCAGTTGGCTCATGTAGTATCGAACACGGTTAATATGTTTTACAGCATCAGTGCCTTCTGTGCCTAAAGGCTGAGATAAACCTGTTTCTGGAACTTCGAATCGTTCACTTCTGTCTGAAAATCTACCAGTACCTAAATCAGAGTAGCTCATAACTGTACCGTAGCCACTGCCATTCTCAGTTTCATAGCCTGGGAGTAAGTATCCGTACGAATATTCAAACATAGGTTGCGTATTAGCTGAGTCAACATCGTGCTCAAGACCAAACAAGTGTCCCATCTCATGAGTAAATGTTTCATGCGCTCTTTCGTAGTAACGAGTAGTTGAGGTACTTTGAAAAACTGTGTTTTGGAAGCATTGTGTAACACCCCTTCGATGCTTATAATCTTCGCGAGAGTACTTAAGCAAGGCTACTCCACAAGCAAACGCATCGTCTTCAATCTTTTTAAATAAGAATGCGTAGTCAGCATGAGACTCTTTTTGCCACTCATCTAAGTCAGTAAACTCAGACTTACTTTTGGTAAAAGCATCTATTTGCCTATACAAGTCGCCCTTACTAACGTCAACAGTTTTTACTCCTGCTAGGCGTAGCATAACATAAACACCTGAGTCTTCAAATGTTTGGTTAGCAAAGTCTAGTTCCCTTTGTACAAACTCTTCATACGATAGACCTTCTAACTCTAGTTTTATATCTACAACCGCAAGTAGGTCTACTATAGCAATATCAGTATTAAACTCATCGTAAGGATAATCTATATCTGCTGACTGCTTTACACCATCACAGGTAAGATATTTAAATACACCACCAGTACCGCTAAACTCTGTTAGACATTCAGTAGGTCTACTCATTTGAACAACTACAGGAGGCTCTACAACTACAGGAGGCTCTACAACTACAGGAGGCTCTACAATTACAGGAGGCTCTACAATTACAGGAGGTTGTGTTACCTCTAATGTAGGTTGTATTACCTCTAATGTAGGTGACTCAGAACCACCTCCCCCACCACAACCTGTTAAACCGAGTAGAAGTATACTGCTGTATTGTACTGTACGTTTAACTTTCATATTATCTAATCCCATAAATTCTCGTAATACTTTCCGAACAAACGAAATCCATTAGTGATACGTACCTGATAGTCTTTATTTATTCTCCAGTCATCGCTTTCCCAGTCACCAACTTTACTGGTAAAAGCAAACAACATTTCGGTTAGTGCCCAGTCCCACGCTTCAAAGTGAAACTCGTCTACCTCTCCAATCTCGTTATCTGCTACAGTACCAATCAAATGTTCAGGACGATCCTGATCCTCAACAACAGGTGCTCCATGACTAGTAGCACGGAGCTGTTCCAGCATCGGCACAACTATGTGTGCAAGTGTAGAGTCCATAGACCAGGTATCCCAAGGGTCAATACGGACACTGACCTTTTCTTCATTAGTCCAACCTAATGCATATAACCAATTGTGGTAAAATCTATGCTTAGGATAGTTGCCTATTTTAACCTTCATTGTGAATCCTCTTAAATTATACTTAACATTACTCCAAAAGCTACTCCTATTATAGCAATTGTTACATATACAAACAAGTCATTTTTCCAGTGACTAATTCCTTTAACTTTTTTCATTCTGCGCCTCTTTGATAATTTTAAGATACCTAGCTTGCTCTACGAGTAATTCATCCATCCAGTATGTCGTTTTTCTACCAGCGTTGTACTCCATAGCAATAGCTGCCTGAATAGAAAGTAGATCTTTTTTTATTTTATCAGATATCATTCTCTTCCTCCTTCATTCGTTTAATTAGTTCCTCAGCAAACGGGTTCATATCAAGAGTATTTATACTAATAAGAGTATTTTGCCACAAAGATTTGATAGTAAGTATTAAAGTTTCTGTTTCTAACTCACTCACTATTTCTAGATTATCTTGAACAGACTCCAGAATTTTAGCTTCTATTTTATCTATAACATTATCTGTTAAACTCATGATTACCCCCAGTGTCGTATTGCATTTGCTATAATGAAACAATTTGTAACAATTGCTTGAGTAATTAAGAAAGTTCTAATCCAAGCTATTTTATCAGCTTCGTGGTCTGAACCTCCAACTTTCTCACCAAGTGCTTTCGCCCATAGTTTCCATATCATAATACAGACACCGCAATGGCAAGGCTTAATACAACTACCATAAAAGCAAGTGCTATTATAAGATATTCCGAGGATTTATTCATACAAGTTGCTCCATCTTTTAAGTTTTGATTCTTTGAACACTTTCCTAGCTTCTATCTCTCTAGGTGTAACATATCCATGCTGTATAAGTAAATCTACCATTGTCATAACGTCACCTACTTCTTCTGCTAGCAAGTTCCAGTAGTATAAATCCTTTCCTTCAGTTCTCATAACTTTGGAGCAAGCTTGAATAAGCTCGCCACATTCTTCCATAGTTATTGTTAGCAACTCTTCTTGCTTAGTCATTACCCAATTCCTCGGTTAGTAGAGCAATCTCTTCTTTATGCTTCCAAATCTCTTCTTTATGGTTGCAAAGCTCTAGTTCTTTCCTGAGACGAGTTATCTCTTTCCCTTGCTGTACTGACGCTTTATAAACAGCTCGAACATTCTCACATTCTTTTTCTAAAGCATCTTCCCAATATCTAGCACCACCCCGTCCATGACCGGCCCTTATATCACTATGTATCCATTTGCCTGTGAACTCGCTGAGTATCCAAGCAACTACTTCTGTTGTCCCTTCCCCGAGTATTCCTTCAAATGTCCTTCTTTTTTCTTCCATATTCTATCCTGCATTAAATGATGATATAATAACTGTTCCTTCTACCATAGGCCCATAAGATTGGCCTACTTTAGTAGCTGTTACATTGTCGGGGGTTGATGCCCATGTATGATAACCTAAATCTTCGTCTGAAAAAGTCTCTGTACCAGGGTTGATAAGTACAGCATCTTCCGCACTCTGAGCTACAACAACAGCGGAGTCGTAAGTATCCCACCCACCATTTTCACGTTGAGAAATAAGATATAGGAATAAAGGCTTTTGTTTTTGACGCATTTCTTCTTCTTCAACATAGTTTCGTGGCTTCAAGTTAAACTCCTTTTGAGTAATCTAATTCCATCCAGTTTGTATCTTCATCCAGTAGGTCTACAGAATCTTTGATTGTGTAAAAAACCTTACCCATAGCCATACGCATAGCATACGCTGTTTTAGCGCACACATAAACGGAGCCACTGGTTCCATGAAACAACCAGTTCTGCCCGTCATCTTCTATATGAGTAATACCACTGTTCACTCTCCAAGACTTGTCATTTAGGTATCCATCAGATACTAATGAACCTCCAAGTAGCTTGTATAAACCCGTGTCTTTAACTTTAAAAACTATCCAACTACTCGGATAGTATACGCTGTCTTTCATACTATTAACCTCTCATTGCATTTGATATAATTACTAGCCAACATAAAACTGTTACTACATGTAGCAGCACAAAAACATATGTACCAGCAGGTGTAGCTTTTATATTGATTATTGTTTGCTCAAAAAACTTACCCATTCTCCTTAACCTACAATATGTTCTGAATCTAATCTTCATCAGCAACTCCTTATACATCAAACATCTCTTGAGGAGTCTGTCTTGCACTCCTTACGTCGTATATAAGCCGCCTGTTTATCTTGCACAGATAAACAGGTTCCCAGTAATAGTACACTTAGTATTGCTACCATAAAAAACATTGCGATTATATTAAACATCCTCACCATTCTCCCAAAATATATCTGATAATATAGCTTCGTAAGCGTAAGCCTCGACTTCCCAAGGCTGTTCTTCGTATTTTAAATCGTCACAGCTAACAAAAGTATCTTTGCCATTGTCCCAAACCATATTCATCATGTTGATCTGTCCTTTATGGAACTGTCTCGCATGAGTAAGCTCGTGAGCTATAGTAGCTGCTACTTCAAAATCTTGAAAACGATACTCTTCTCCACATTCATAGAGAGAGTGAGTTGCTACTTCTATAGTAGAAATGGTCTTATCTCCTGTGCATATTCCTTGAGTACCTTCAGCAACCTCATCATTGTGAATAAAGTCACGCAGGTTAATCTCTATATCATAGTTAGCATCTGTATCAAACAAAGCTTTTACACATTCATCAATAAAAGCCTGATACTTATTCGCGCAATCGCCTGTAGTCCAAATTCTCATCATAATAAGTTCCTCTAATTTATGAAACCATTATACGCTTTATTTAGCAAGTTGTCAAGAACTAAAACAATCTCTTTGTAGCACCTGCACCCTGACGCTTACGTTCTCTCGCTTTAGCAGCAGCAAGCTTACGCTGTCGTTTAGTTGTTTTCTTTTCGTGATACTGCTTTTCTTTGTAGTCAAATAGTACATTATTCTCTACTATTTTCTTACGAAACAATCTTAAAGCAGTTTCCACATTACCTTTCCGAACTGTAATTTTCATCGATCATCCATGCTTTTGTGTATTGCCCACAAGACTAGCAATCCAGCTATTAAACCTAGTACTTCTGGTGATATTATCATCATGTCTTAAACCTATAACCCCTCTTACGCAAATATGACACTTGATTACGAATAGATTGATGCGACCGATCAGGAAGCAGCTCACCCATATTATTTATGTCAGTGTTAAAGTAGTGGAGAGCTAGAAGTTTGCGCTCATTCACTGTCCACGGTTTCTTTTTATATATTTTCATAACGTATTATAGAATAAACGGGTTACTTTGTCAAGGTTTAAATTCACTTTGCCTAAAAATACATCTTGACAAAGTAGGTCTTTTTTAGTATAATTGCTCCTAGAAAGGAAGTAAAAATACAAAGCGATACAAAGATAGTTCTTGACCCAGAGCTTATTGTCCCGTATAATATATTTTCAAAAGTCAAAAAAGAGTTTTAACGGAGGCAACCTCCACAAACAGGAGAAAGCTTGATGATAGAATTAGCTATATTTATATTCTGCTTAATAGGCTGTGGTTTACACGCACACGCACTAGGTAAGCAAGAGGGTATAGAGACTACAATAGAACATCTAGTAGACAACGGTTTACTAGAACTTGAAGATGAATAGGGGATAAGAAATGCCAATTAAGTTTAAGCCATCAGCAACAGTAGTAGTAGATCGTGCAACTCGAAGATTTCGTACAGTTAATTACTACATTAAAGGCACTTCTACTAAAGAATTGCAGGACGTAGTAGAAAGTACGAATGCTAAGCCAAAGCAGAAGCAGAAGTGCAGAAACGAGCTAGTAGCGAGAGGCGTAATGTAATGCACGTTAAGATTTGGAGCAGAGACAACTGCCCTTTCTGTGCTAGCGCACAGTTAGTGTGTGAACGTCTCGACAAATCAACAGATTTTAGTTATGAAGTTGTTAAGTTAGAAGTGGATTATGAAGTAGAGGATTTTACTTCCCACTTCCCTTATGCTACTACAGTGCCTCAGATAGTTATGGACGGAAAGCACATAGGCGGTTGGGAACAATTCAGAGAAATAACAAATAATATAGAAGGTAATACAGGCTCACCTTAAAGTAGCCTGTGCATAAGGTCGAATGACCTAAGTAATATGGAGACTAGAGTGAGAGTAAGAAAACGAGATAGGGCAGCTTGTGTTATATGTAACACAATCACAGCCTTAGCAGCCTTCGGACTACCGTATATGGTTATATACGCCCGAGTAGCAGCAGGATAACTGTATGAAAAAATCAGCCAAAACTAGAAACCCAGTAGCCAGATACTTACGAAAGTATAATAAGGGCGTAGTTATGGCTGATCGTAAAAAAGCAAAAAAGGCTGGGTATGTAAAACATAGAAAAAATAAGGAAACCATGTATGAATAGAGCACGAGTACAGACACAGTTATCTATTGATGAAGGTGTAGTGTACGAAGTCTACTTAGATTCTTTAGGTTATCCTACTTTCGGTATAGGGCATCTTATCTTAGAAAAAGATCAAGAAGATGGGATAAATATTGGTACTCCTGTATCTAAAGCTAGAGTTACTGAAGTGTTCCAAGCAGACTTAGATACTGCAATTAGTGAATGTAAAGTGTTGTATGGTATGTGGTGCACCTTTCCAGACGAAGTACAAGAGATACTAGTAAATATGATGTTTAATCTTGGAAGACCCAGACTAAGCAGATTCAGAAACTTCAAGAAAGCTGTAGATGCACATGATTGGAAACAAGCAGCTATTGATGGTAGAGATTCCAAGTGGTATCGGCAGGTAGGTAACCGTGCAGAACGCTTGATGGTAAGAATGGAAAATGTATAGAATACTATTAGGAACTATAGCTGCTCTGACTATTACTGGTTATGTATATTACCAGACTATTGTCGTGCCTATGAAATATGAAATAGAGAAACAAGCCAAAGTATTAATAGCTCAAGACGTTCGTAATCAAGAACAGATGGCAGCTATAGCGGTGCTTCAAGAGAAGATGGAAAAGACTGACGAAGCTAGTGCGGTACTGCAAGTTAATAATCAACAGTATGAAACTGAACTGGCAGACTATTTGGACATATTTAGAAGGCACAACATATCTAAACTCGCAAGTGCCAAACCTGGAATGATAGAAAAGCGTGTAAACGAGAGTACAGAGGAGGTGTTCAATGAAATTGAAGATATTAGCAAGCGCATTAATTCTTTTAACGATTAGTGGCTGTAGTTTAACACCTGAAGTTCAAATAGTAACGAAGCCAATACAGCTAGAAATAACACAACCTATACTACCACGACCTATAAGTTTGAAAGAGCCTAAGTGGTATGTAGTATCAGACTCAAAGATAATAGAAGCGTGTCTCAAAAACCCTGAAACAAATAAACCTGATTGTAAATTAGGCAGAGAAACTTTATATCCAAAAGGATATACCTATTTTGATAAGTTCGTAAATGATACTAAAAAGAAAAATGGTGGTGATTTAGTATTTATCGCAATGAGTGTCGAAGACTATGAACTAATGTCTTATAATATACAAGAGTTGAAAAGATACATTAAACAACTCGGAGAAATTATAGTATACTACAGAAATATAACAATAGAAGCAGAAAAAGTTAGTGTACCTGTCGAATGAAAATAGTTCTTGACAAATAACTTAAACTTTAGTATAATATCCTTTGATATTAGGGATAGTATAGATGAATTTATTTTACTTAGACGAAGATTTAGATAAATGTGCAGAGTATCATGTAGACAAGCACATTGTAAAAATGCCCTTAGAAGTAGCACAGCTTATGTGTACGACAGTTTGGGTAGACAAGCATTTAGGTTTTACACCTCGCGCTCTTAATAAAGAAGAGAGAGACTACCTTAATGCTCTTAAAAAAGAAATTAAACACCTTCCTATGGAAGAAAGACCCCTTACACCTTATCTACCGATGATGTATAATCACCCTTGCACTATATGGGTTAGATCATCGCTGGATAACTATGAGTGGACACACTGTTACGGTAATGCTCTTAATGATGAGTATAACTATCGTTATGCAAAGCAACACAAGTCTATTGCAGAAGTAGTTAATAAACTGCCTGAACTCCTTAACTGTAAGAGAGTAGGGTTTACTACATTCGGCCTAGCAATGCCAGAAGAGTTAAAAGATTATGATAACCCTATACAAGCATACAGAAATTATTATCATTTAGATAAAGCTACTTTTGCTACTTGGAAGTTTCGTGATAAGCCGCCTTGGTGGAATGAGGACTATGCAGACTATGATAAAAGGATAACAGCAAAATGAGTACAGTAAAACTGATAAATAAATCAGGCGATAACTTACTTGAAGATGTCGCAATGATGGCAAGGGTTTCTAATCCTAGCAATCAGAATAATACTAAGACTTCAGAGAAGTTAGTAAGGTATCTAATGAAACATAGGCATTGGTCTCCTTTTGAGATGGTAAGTATATGTTTGGAAATTAACACTACTAGAGACATTGCGAAACAAATATTAAGGCATCGCTCATTCTCTTTTCAAGAATTTTCACAAAGATATGCTAATCCTGATGAGGGGTTTGGTAGTATGTTTGAAAAACGTGAAGCAAGATTGCAAGATGAAAAGAACAGACAAAATTCTGTCACAACCGAGGATGAGGCTATTGAACATGAGTGGTTTAGAATTCAAAGTCGTGTAGAGTGGATGACAGCTAAATCTTACAAAGAAGCATTAAAATTAGGTATAGCAAAAGAACAAGCAAGAGCACTACTGCCAGAAGGTTTAACAAAGACTAGGCTGTACATGAACGGCACGTTGCGTTCATGGATGCATTATATTGACGTTCGTACCACAGAAGGAACCCAGAAAGAGCACATGGAAATTGCTAAACAATGTGCTGATGCAATTAACCCTGTTTTTCCTATGATTAAGGAGTTTGTACATGAGTAATGGTAGAAAGTTTGATAGTACTAAGCCTAAGATGTATCTTCTGCCTCCTAAAGCTACGATAGAAGTTAGTAAGGTATTGACCTTTGGAGCAGAAAAATACGATGAAGAAAACTGGCGATACTTAGACAATGCTCAGAATAGATATACAGGCGGTGCACTTCGGCACATATTTGCTCACATTGATGGAGAGTTGAAAGATGAAGAAACAGATTGTTCGCATTTAGCACACGCTATTTGTTGTTTAATGTTTAAATTAGAATTGGAGCTAGAGAATGGGAAGAACAATAAAGAAGAAAGCGGGAGAGAATCTGACGTCCCAGAATATAGAGAAAGTGAAAGGGTTGCTCTACCCAAGCACTTTGGCAGGAGAAAAGTCGCACCTTGGCCTACAAGAGAAACCAATAACTAAAAAAGAAGCCTGTGACATATTAAATATATCGTATAATACTTCCAGACTTACTAAGATCATCGAGGAACATGATAAACAAAAAGAATATACCAGAAAACGTAAAGCATCTCTACGAGGAAGTCCTCCCACTGATGACGAAATCTCTCAAGCATGCACGAGCTTCCTCGAAGGAGATACTATTACAGATATCTCTAGACGTTTATTTCGCTCAGCTGGCTTTGTGCGAGCGATTCTCGAAAAAGTTGGAGTACCTCAAAGAGCTAACAATAAAGAAGAGCGATTAGTACCAAACTACTTTCCAGATGAATGCGTAGCAGAAGATTTCGACTATGGAGAAATAGCGTGGTCAGCCACTTATCATAGTACGGTAATAGTTCAAGAGAGGCTCACTCTGGAGTGGCTTGCCACTAAGAAAGGTATGGCAAATACAGACTATATAGCAAAGTATGGATGCCCTTGCTACGCTATTTATGTTATAGAGAAAGCAGATAGTGAAGATAGTTTCTTTTCTAATACAAGGTCTGGAGGTTTTAGTGCTTATTCTCCAGCATACGATTTAGGTAAGCTCCAACACTTGAAACAGTACGGGGTAAATTTAGAAAAATTGTAGGAGATCAAGCCTACAATCGGCAATATCAACGCCATCAAACGGCCAGGCTAAGTATAGTCTGGCTTTATTTATTAACACAAAGAATTATTATAAGGAATTATTATGAAAAAAACTTTAATCTGTGGGGCAGTTGCTGCCGCTGCATTATTTGCGGGCAATACTGTCGCTGGAGACCTCACGGACGACTTATCATTGGACGGCTCTCTGGCTGTAACATCTGATTACCGCTTCCGTGGTATCAGCCAATCCAATGACGACGTTGCAATGCAAGGCTCTATTAACCTTAACCACGTGTCTGGACTTCACGCAGGTGTCTGGGGTTCTTCTATTGACTTCAATTCTGTTGGCAATGACGAGGCTACTCTTGAACTTGACTATACTGTTGGGTACAGTTTTGCAGTATCTGATGTTGCAGTTGATGTAGGATACATTTACTACACCTATCCTAATGATGGCAGTAATGACAACAACGACTACGGTGAAATTTATGCTATCGCTGGTTGGAAGGGCGTTGAAGCAGGTGTTAACTGGACAGACGATGGGTACGGCAAAAGTGGAAAGGCAACATACGTCTTTGGCGGATATAGCCACAAAGTTGGTTTTGTGACTTTAGGTGCTGAAGTTGGTGAAACCTTTTTAGATACAGCTACCTTTGCTAACGGTGACGATAAGTACTTTAACTTTGAAGTATCTGCCACAGTAACTGTGTTAGAGAAAATGGATGTACAAGTTGCTTATGTTGGCACTGATCTGAGCAAGAACGATATTGGTGGTCTTGACTGGGCAGAAAATGCTGTAGTCGCAACTGCTACTCTTAACCTGTAAGATAATAAACTTGCCTCGCCTAAGTATAAAGGCGGGGCAACTTTAAGGACAAAAATGTATAATTTGAGACTATTAGTATTATTGTTAATATGTTATGGTAGCGTACTTTACGCTCAAAATATCACCAACAATGAGGAAGTGTTGTATGACACAGGCAATGACCGATTAGATAGGATTATGAATAGTAAATCGCCCTTAATGCAAGAAAGGGAAGATAATGCCTACGATGCTGTTATGGAAATGTATGAAATACAGGATAATAACACTAATACTATAGCAGTAGAAAAAGTTTTCGAGGAAGGTGACCCAGTATTCGGCCCCCAAAACCCTGAGATAAGTAGATAGGAGATTTGTATAAAATGGGCATGAGATGGGCAGCAGTCCGCATTCCTGCGATACAGGCTATTCGATATGAGTGGCAATATGTTTCAGAAAAACAGAAAAAAGTCTTGACAAGAGAAGTTAAAAAGCGTATAATATCAATTCAAATCGAGGAGAATCAAATTGAAAGGATTTAGACTAAAGATTAAACAGCTTTTCTGTCGTCACGACTGGGATATATTCAGGGGTGGGAACTTTTTCTACAACAAGCATGGTGAAGAATGTTTTGAATGCTCCAAGTGTGGTAAGCAACATGACTATTAAGGTGCGTCAGTGCCCTCAAACTAGAATAATGGATCTCGAAGAAGAGAACGCAACATTATTGAAGGCAACTTTAAGTTGTCGCGAAACAATATCTCTACTAGCTTCTGGGCATGAGAAAGAACTGTCTGAGCAGGCTAGTAAGTTTAAAGAAACACAAGAATTTTTGGTTAATAGTAATATACGTCTGGTAGAAGAACTTGACCAACGACGACAAAAAAACGCAAATTATATAAAAGAAATAGCAGATATGAAAGTAGATTTGTTATTTCTTCGTTCAGTTATTGAACGTATACTAAAATGATATTGCTACTAGGGTATGAATCAATAGACCAACTCAAGGCTTGCTTAGGTAAGCCTTTAAATTATAAAGAAACATCTGTATTCAATAGTAGTTATAAACATAATGGAACTTTTGTTGCATCTTACAGACCTGAGGTTACAAAAGGTGAGGGAAGACAGTTTTTTGTCAGAATTACTATGAAAGATGGACTTATTACATTAGTGGGAGAAGAATTATGAGTGGATGGTTAGTAGCAGTTACAGGAATCATTTATTTTTATATATGTGCAGAACAAGCCTATAAAGACAATGTACCAATGGCACTATGCTATGCAGGCTATGCATTTGCCAACATTGGGCTATACCTGGCAGTAAGTAAGTAATATGATATACTTGCTAGAAGAAAAAATTGGAGATAGTAACTGGAAAGTGCTTGGCTATTGCGATACTGTTGTGGACAAAGCAGCAGCTCTTTCGTGGTCAAAAGTGTCTCCAAGAAATATTGCTATTGATGGTTTTCCCGTATACCGAAGATTAACTTTAGTCCGACCAAAGGAGTGGACAATATGACATTAGAGTGTTACCAGTGCGGTAAATTAGTACATGAACTATCTCTTAGATCACGCTGTGTTGGGTGCGAACATCAACGTGGAGACTTTAATGAAGCAGAGATTGAAAGACTACGTGAAGCCGCTTATGAAGTAGTAAATAAACAAAGTAACTATACAATACCCGGGAAGCGGAAGAGGGCGGGAACCGTAGCTAACGCCATAGACGAATTAAAAAAGGTTCTAGAAACATAAGCAAGTATAATAGCACTAAAAAAATAAATCTTGACAACATGGTAATTTCTGCCGTATAATATCATTTCAAATCAAGGAGAACAACATTTCCGATAGATTTTACACCGAACAGTTGCAAGTACTGGGCGAATGCCCAGGTAGACCTAAACTTAATAACAGAAGGAAAAGACGAATGCCCTGGGATGACGAGAAAAAAGCACAAGCAGTATCAATGTATGAAGAAATGGAGCCTACTCCAGAAACCAGCATGGAAATTGTTAAAACTATAGCTGATGAACTTAACGAATCACCTAATGGTGTTCGTATGATCTTAACAAAAGCAGAAGTTTATGTTAAGAAAACCCCTGCTGCAAAAGCGTCTACGAGCACATCTACAGGAACCGCACGCGTGTCCAAAGTAGCTGCCCAAGAAGCACTCACAGCAGCCATAGCTGATGCTGGCAAAGTAGCCGACGAAGAGATTATCTCTAAGTTGACCGGAAAAGCTGCACAGTATTTTACAACTCTTCTATCTAACGAAGACTAAGTAAAAAACCTGCCTTGTTAGGTTTACCTAACGAGGCTTTTTTGCATCTACTATAATCACC